TAACGGATCGGGTACTGGAACTGTTGGACACGGCCTGTCTTCAGCGCCTGAGCTTGTAATTATAAAAAGTAGATCAACGTCAAGCACCTATTGGTGGACAGGTACAACTGTAATAGATGGGTCTGTGGATTACCTTAAACTTAACGACACAGATGCAAAAGCGGATAGCGGTTATTCCGCTCCGACAAGCTCAGTGTTTAGCAATGTCACCTTCTCGGGTTCTACAGATCAAGTAGCCTATTGCTTCCACAGCGTCGAAGGCTTCAGCAAGATCGGGGCTTACCTTGATAATGGAAGTTCGCTTGGGCCAGTTATTTATACCGGCTTTAGGCCAGCGTGGGTAATGGTAAAAAGAGTAAATGACACTGAAAACTGGTATATCAACGACACTACAAGAAGCACATATAACCCCTTAGATAGCGCAACACTGTACGCAAACCTTAGTGCCGCAGAAGGGTCAGGTCACGCAATCGATTATTTGTCTAACGGGTTTAGAATAGTAAATAGCAACGCCGCATACAATGGGTCTAATACTGGCTCTTACCTTTACATAGCATTCGCTGAGATGCCCTTCAAATACGCCAACGCGAGGTAACAACAATGGCATGGACATATAACACTACAGTCATCCGCGCAGGCAGAAGCTGGACGAATGATGACGGAATTAAGCACCCATCTAACTGGGGATCATGGTCTGACGAAGAGAAGACTGAAGCTGGTCTTGTGTGGGTAGATGACCCCGCTCCGTTTGACTCACGGTTCTATTGGGCGGCAGATGTACCCAAGGCACTAGATGACGTAAACGAAGTAGACGAAGACGGCGAGCCATTGCTAGATAAAGACGGCAAGCAAGTTGTAACGCTGGGTCTAAAGTCTCAAGAAAAAGCTAAGGCTAAGGCACAAGCAGGCGATTTACTGGCCTCTACCGATTGGTACGTCACTAGAAACGCTGAGAAGGCTGTGGCTGTTCCTGTAGGCGTAGGTTTGTACCGTGAAGAAGTTCGCAACGCAGAGAAGGCCATTGAAGCTGCCGTTGACGCTGTAACAACTCACGACGAGTTTATGGCGCTGTTTGAGTCAACTGAGAATACTTCCGCTGTTGTACCTAACTGGCCTAGTACCAACTTGGTTGACCTAGAATACGCTGACCTGACTGAAGAGCAACACGCAGTCTGGAGAACAACAGCTAAAGTTTCTATGCGTCAGGCGCGACTTGCGTTGATCCAAGAGGGTTACATAACTCAGATCGAAGAAGCACTCGCGTTGATTCCTGACCCTGACAAAACTAAGGTCGAAACTGAGTGGCAGTATTCTTCTGTCGTAGAACGCAATTCTCAGTGGGTAGCTACTTTACAGCCTGCTCTTGGACTTACAGATCAACAACTGGATGACCTATTTATTCTAGCAGCAGCGTTGTAAGGTGGTACTAAATGTTAGACGAACACAGGCTCGACCGGATTGAGCAAAAGCTCGACAAGCTGACTGAAGCGGTATCACAGATTGCAAGGGTTGAAGAGCAAATGCTGTCTGTGTTCAAGCGCATGGACAGGCACGAGAAGCGACTAGACGACCAGGAGGATGACATACGAGAGCTAACGACAAATGTAGTAGCTAACTCAGGCTCTGTCAAGAACGCTGAGAGATTCTTCTGGATAGCCGTTAGCGCGTGTGCCTCTATACTAGTTTACATGGTGAAATAACGTATGTGGCAAGCACTCATATCGCCTATTGCTAATCTTCTAGGTCAAGCGTTAAAAAACAGGGCCGAAGAGAAGACCGCAATCCACGAGGCTAAGATGCAGGTAATACAGAACACCGCGTCTTGGGAGCAGCTTATGGCATCTGCCAGTGCTACCTCGTGGAAAGACGAGTGGTTTACTTTGTTGCTCTCAGCGCCTGTGGTGGCGCTTATGTGGGGTATTGGAATGAATGACGTAGAGATCATAGACCGCATTGGTCTTGCCTTCAGTGAGCTAAACAGGCTACCTGATTGG